AGATATATCTCACAGTTGTCTAGGATTTTGTCTATATTAGCTTTTGAAAACTTGACACCATGGAAGTCTTGGTAATAGGGCAAGGCTTGGTTAAGCATGTGCCTAGTCTGCTCCTTGGAAGGTTCATGCACATCGACTTTGTCGAACCTCCTCTTCAGCGCACCATCTTTCTCAAAGATTTTTTTATACTCCTTTGACGTTGTGGCCCCTATGCACTTTATAGAACCCCTAGCTAGCGCTGGTTTAAGCATATTAGATGCATCCATATTCCCTTCTGATGAATTTCCAGCGCCTATAACAGTGTGAATCTCGTCAAAGAAAAGGATAATATTCTCCTTGCCCTCCACCTCTTTTAATAAACCCTTGAACCTCTCTTCGAACTGGCCTCTGTATTGAGTACCCGCCAACATACCAGCTATATCCACAGAATATATTTGGCACATAGACATGTGGCTAGGGACTTGATCCACCATGATTCTCTGAGCTAGACCTTCTACAATAGCTGTCTTACCAACACCTGCACCCCCGACAAGAATACTATTACTTTTATTCTTCTTGGATAAGATCTCTATGACATTCTCTATCTCTTCGTCTCTTGAGACTATAGGGGGAAAATCTTTCATGAACATCTCTTGGTTCATATTCACACAATACTTAAGTAGGTTCTCTGGGACAACCTCCTTCTCTTCCCCTCGACTATAAGAAGTAGGTTTCTCTTTTGCACTCTCAGAAAAAACATTGGAAGGTGAACTGCTATTTACAACAGGGTTGGAGTCTACAATTATTTCCTCTATCACATCTTTGAAGTAATCAGTCTCTAAGCCAGAATCCTCCAAGTCCTTTTTAAAGTTAGACTTCGTATCCAGTAGAATATAAAGCAAATGCTCCACACCAACGAAATGGTCGTCATGAGTTTCAGCAAAAAACTTAGACTCTAGTATTGTAGAGTTCAACTCGTCGTGCCAAGCATTTTCGTTCTTTCTCTTTTCGAAAAACTCTGGGTTCTTTTTACAGAACCTTTTAAATGTTTTGATAAAATCCCTAGGCTCGTAGACCACACCCCTACTCTCAAACAACAATATGTTTCTATCTGATAGGTTTATGAGGCAGCCGTAAATCAAATGCTCATTCCTAACCCTGCCATGGTTATTAGCTTCAGCGAATAGCTTGGCATCCCTGATAGCTTTCTTAGCTTTAGGGGTCAAATTATATTCAGTTAATGACATCATAATATATTACACTTTTATTACCAAATTGTTACTCCTGCTCTTCCTTTGTTTCAAGTAGGCTCTTGTCGATATGCTTTGGTTGCATCCAAACATGTTCGTCTAGACTCTTTATATTGTCCAAAAAGATAGTGGTCCCCCTATCACTTCTAGCCAAGGTGCCATTAATGATGACAACCTCCCCTACTTTTGGTTGGGGCATATCTTTCCTCTTCCATTTTGTCAACTTATCTCCCATCATCATAGTTTCTAAAACCCCCATTTCGTCAGCTATCTGCCACCCTGAGTATGTGTTTCCCGCCCTACTCACAGCGTCATGATTTATCTGGGTGACAACACCAACAAACATGATTTTAGACCCGTGACTCTCGTCTTTTATATCCAAGGTTGAAAGTATAGGTAAGCGTTTATCGACAGCGTCCTTTATCTTCTTCGTTGCGCTATAACCTAGAACTTTCCTCTCACAAAACCAGTTTGTAAAAGACTCTCTTTTCTTGTTGTTCTCATAAATAAGGGTGTAGTTTCGAATCTTTTTCTGTATAGTCCCCCACCTTGTCTCCTTTATCATAAGCCTCCCTTTTTCATCTAACATAGGGTTATCTTTGTTAGGGTTAGCCTTCTCTAAATTGTCCAGAAGGTCACCCTCCATCAGTGCAAAGTGGTTCTGTTCCCTCGGCGTCAAGTTGTTAAAAACCCTAAGTTCATAAACTAACCTACAACGCTTTAGAGAGCCTCCCTCAAAGAGGGAGTCGAAAAGACCTGCCTGTATTAAAGCAGACAAGGTTCCTACGTCCAATCCTGCATCTTTGGCACTGACAAAAGCCTCGTACTTATTTTTGAATGACTCCCCTCCTCTGAACTTTATAAGAGCATCGAAAGCTTTGGTTGCAACACCTTTGATAGATTTAAAACCATAACGGATACCACCTTCTTCCAAGGTGTGCTCCTGCTCTGACAAGTTGAAGTCAGGAGGAAGTAAGGATATATTGCAAGATGGGTTACTGTACTTAGGTAACGCCAGCTCCCTCTCTACCGAAGAGATCACTTGTAATTCATCATTATTATTGTGGGCGAAGTTTAGCATGGCCCAGAACATCTCTTTTGGGTAATTCTGCTTAAGGTATGTTTGAACAGCAGACAAATAAGCATAACTCATGGCATGAGACTTATTGAACGAGTAGTTGGCTGAGTCTTCAGCAACACTCCACAACACTTGTGCGATCTCTGGATCTAAGTTTCTCTCTTTAACCTTGTCTTGTATCTTGGATTTCCAAGATTTCATTTTATCAACCTTCTTTTTCCCGACTATCCTCCTGAGTTGCTCAGCTTCATCTAAACTAAACCCAACTTTAACAGCCATTTTCATCAACTGCTCCTGATAGAGGGGGATTCCTCCTGTGTAGCCTAAGACATCATCAAAATATTCATGCACAGATTGGAACTCTCCTGTTTCTACATACCTGATATAATCATCTTGGAATTCTATAGCTCCGGGTCTGGCCACAGACAGGACAGCAGATAGCTGCTCAATATTTCTAGGCTTAACATTGTAACAAACCTTCCCGGCTGTCGGGGCTTCAATTTGGAATAAACCAGCAGGGTCTTCGAAGTTTTGGTAAAATTGATAAATTGACTTGTCGTCAACGTCTATACTTTCTTTTTTTATCCCGACCTTTTCACATACATCATCCACTACTGACAAGTTCTTTAATCCTAGAATATCAAACTTCACACACAAAGCAGCAACATCATCCATATCGTAACCAGAAACTAATTCACGATCTTTCGTTCTTTGCACAGGCATGAGTGATGCCTGATTATCGGAACAGATGGCGACTCCTGAAGGGTGTACACCCGTACCTCTCACCAAACCCTCTATCTTCCTAGATATCTTGTATATCTTTTTACCCGAAGGTGATTTAAAAAACTCTTTTAATTCTTTACAATCTTCATAAGCTTCTGATATCTTGGCATTTTTACCATACTTCTTGGGGATAAAATCCGAGATCCTAGCTGCTTGCCCATCTGTCATAAACCCAGCTATCTTGCAACACTCTTTCACGCAAACCTTGCTACTTAAAGTGCTGAGCGTAAGAATCTTGGAAGTTTTTCCTTTATTTTGCTCCTCAATGTAACCAAGCACATCAGGGCGACGATGATAACAGATATCATTATCAACATCAGCAAGGAGGGAACCGTCCAACAGTCCATCTCCCACTTTTTTAGATCTACTTTCGGATACGAATCTTTCAAAATATAAGTCGTGTTTGATTGGGTCTACATTGGTTACACCTAAAAGATACAAAACTAAACAACCAGCTGCGGAACCCCGCCCAAAACCAGTCGGTATGTCTTTGCTTTTGCAATACTTTATGATGTCCCAATTGAGTAAAGCATAATCCACAAAACCAAGTCTGTCAAGAATTTCTATCTCTGTTTTTACCCTAGTGTAGTAAACATCTCTCTCGCTCTTTTCTTTTTTGTCCACCCCTCTATCTTTTACCCCTTTTCGGCATAAGCTTCTCAATATATCAACACTAGAAGCACCGGGGTTCAAACCTAGCTCTTCCAACTCTTTATTTTCCAAATGTATCTCAGGTAATTTAACACCCTCTACAAAAGGTTTTTTGTACCTCATTACCACCTTGCGTTCTTTCTCGTTAATCATATTTCTAGTTCGAAAAGTTGTTTTTGAAAAACCTCAAAGTTCTTCTCTACATCGTAGCTAGCGTCATGGAGCTTATTAGAATCCCCAACGAGCCCATATTTCTCTATACAAGCTTTCATACTTGCTTTCATCCCTTTCGGCCTAGTCGAGAGCCACTTGTATTGCCAGCAGATGAAGTCATCTATGTCTAGCGACTCTGGTGACCCTGACTGTATAGCCCTTTCTAAACACAAAGTATCTACAATCCTTTCCATGAAAGAGTAGTCAGGAGCTAACCCAATCAGCTTCCTCCAAACGTTGACCATGTATACATCGAACCCCAAGACATTATGCCCTACAAGCTTGTGATCCTCATTGTAAAAGTCTTTCGAGAATAACTCCCAGACACTTTCTAGGTCTTCAGCTTTGGCCCTATAAGCTCTTTCATCGAAGCGGGTTATTTTTTGAGCGCCTTTTGAAACACTGAGATCTTTATAAGCTAAAAACTTATTGTTGGCTTTTATCTTTTTTTTCCCCTCGTAAACTGTCCAAGCTATCTGCCAAGGTCTAGACTTAATTAAGTTCAAACCCTCTGTTTCAAAATCAAAGACTACATACTTCTGCCTCTGATCAAATCTTAATATTGATTCCTTCATAATTCTACTTAATTGCTTCTATACAGAACTCATCGCTCCCGAAGTGATCTAGTTCGGGATTTTGCAAATCGCCACGTTTACTGTTATCCCTGTTGCACAGGACTCTGTATGTTTGGAAGGCTTCTATATCCTCTTTCTTCTTGTACAGAATACTTTTGACATCGCAAGTCTTATAACCATTTTTCTCAGTATACTCTAAAACCTTCTTTGAGATCAAATGGTCGAAAGGCAAGTTGTTGTTCTCAACCCAAAAAATAGGATTTTTTATCTTGCTGAAATCTGGGTTAGCCTCCCGATGATAGAAATTGTTCTTGTGTATAAAACTATCGTAGAATGGGACTACAAAACTTAAGTGTTTTTCATCCCAGTATTTGTAAAAGTTTTTGTAATCTATCCTAGGGCTTACGACATCCATCTCAGAATTAGGATCTTGTTGTTTTTTCGAAAGAAACCCCGACTCAGTGTTAGCACATGAATAGATCTTATTCATTATCTCACAACCCTTGTCATCCTTCGCAAAAATCACACCTTTGTGGAAAGAATTAGTATCGTTCTCTTGCATGTCAGAACAAAATATAAGACTAACCCCGTAGATTAGATTGATGCCGTTACTGTCACAAGCCTTGAAAGCCTTCATAAAAGACGTAAGGTTGTCTTCTACCAAGACTAGATCCTTAATGCCTCTGTCTAGACATATCTCAATAATCGAGTCAGGACCATCTTCTTCACAGTCTGTCTCAAAGGTCAGGATACTCTTTCCATGAGAGTATGTGGACTTGAATACGGGAATAACCATGCCTTAGCATAACCCGTATAAATGACATGTCAAGAGCAATGAGCAGGGCATCCTGCGTAATACTTTATTTCATAAGTACACCCGCTGGGAACTTTCTGCTCGTCGAAATCATCTTCAAAACAAGAGCCAACAACTTGTCCTTCTGAATTCTTAAACTGGTAGTAAATAAAGTCAAACTTCATACCACAGTGCCACTTTATATTGCCGTCCTTTTTTAACTCTCCTTTTCTCTTAGCAAATCCGCACAGGAGCTTTCCGCTAAAGGAATTGTCATTAGGAAAACCTTTGTAAGCGGCAAAGTTAGCCACTGCATCTTTCTCTGTAAAATTATCTAAATACTGTTGAACCTCTGTCAGCTGAAGCTCAAAACCATACAAGTCTTCTTCGGACAAAGGCTCCATCCTCATGATACCGCTTTTCTTAGCCTCAGTATCTAACTCAAACTTCAAAAATAAAAATTCACTCTGTTTAATAGGATAGTCTGGAAAGAGGTGTTTGACAGCTAAGCTGTACATAAGATCCTGCATGTTGTCTTCAGCATCTTTCCCTTTGAAAACCTCTTTGCTTGTCTTGAAATCCCTGATCAAGGCGAACTTCTTCTTTTTGTACAGAAAAAGCTTATCAATAAAACCCCGAATCTTGTAACAAACTTCCCCGTCATTTTTCACTATGTCAAAGTCCTGCTCTGAGAACTCTTGGGTAGGTTTAGCCAAATCCTTTCCAAAGAAATCATAAGCTATACCATTGTAAGTCATCTCTTTGATAAGCTGGATATTATCAGGATCGTCAACCTCATCCCTGATAGCATGTTTCATCACAAGCCGCTCTATAGAAGGTACAGAGAATATATCCTGCGTCTTCATAATCTTATCGTAATACTTCTTCCGCTTACTCTCACCTAGCAACTCAAACACTAAGTGACAGATAGAACCCCTCTTGGCACCATCATTACTTGTGTCAGGGAGTTTTAGTTTATACTTGGTCCAATAGAGCCAAGAGCAACTCTGAGCAGTCTTTATCCTACTGGCAGAGAGTGATGTTTGAGGTTCATTCATTTAATATCTTTGCTTTCTTGATGTCTTTCTGTGAAAAGAAGCCGCTATTATTACTCACAAACTTTGATATGTAGTCTCGCTGCTCCTTTTTATTCACTCCCTTTTCAACCCACTCTTTCAGATTATACGAGTTTTGATGGGCTTCTCCAAAATCATTTGCCTTTTTAGGGGGGAACTTTATAGAGATAACATCTAAGTCGAAATAACTTAATAGTTTTAAATAGTTTTTAATTGCACCGACAAGACCTCGGTTTTGAGATGAACCGGAGTCATTGTTAGTAGATATAATAATCCTATCTATGCTTTTGCTAGACAAATAACTTATTATGTTTGGGCCAGTTGATAAACCAAATATAACTAAAACATTCTTTACACCTTGCTCGTAAAGAGCCATGGCATCCCCTATGCTTTCAACTAGTACAACCTCTCGTTTTTCTGTTATCTCAGAATCGCAATCATGCTCCGGTATGCAAGCGGGATAAACCCACCCACTCTTCTTACCTACATGCTTCCACTTGGGGTAATCATTTCCCTCATCTATCTTTCTCCCAGAGAAGCCGATAACTTGCTTGTTCTCATTGTAAACAGGGAACACCATCCTTCTGTACATCTTACCGACACCAGCCAAACCAACCTTGAAAGAAACTTGAGTCTCTTCGCTGATAGACCTTCCTGAATAAAAATTATAATTTGGGAACAGTTTGTTTAAGCTGTCATCTGGGTAGACCCTTTCCATTTCTATTCCTTTCCTCCTGCTGCTTTGTTTATAATTAAGTGCATCTACTTTTACATTCTTTATGAGATTTTTAGCTGACCTTTCATCTTTGACTGTTAGCTTTACTAAAGCCTCAAATGGTTTGCAACCCACATGATCTACAAAATCCATCCATACACCTGTATTCTTGTATACCTTTACTGCTGTGGCGTTATCACCACCCCTGTATAAAGCTTGTGTCCTCCAGTGGTCTCCACAATCAATAAGGCTGTATCCTATAGACTCCAGTATTGATTTGAAGTCACTAAAATTCTGAGATTTCTGGTATTCTGCCATCTCCACTGTCTGGACCATCTTGTAGGGGAAGGGAACGTGCCTCGACTATCTCACGAAGGTCACCTTGCTCTGTTATATTAAAGTTTTTAAAATCTAAATTAATAAAATTCTTCCTCAAAGAATCTTCCACTTGGACTGGCTCTATAGCACCCGCTATGTCCCTGCCCAAATGTCGGGCTTTAACATTAACAAGTTTATGAGTGCCAAACCCTCTACCTTCTAGCTCTATTTCATCATCCGTTTTCTTCCTTAGGATAAACATATGTGAACAGAACTGTGTGATCCTGTCTGACAGGGATACAATACTCTCATCGTCAACTACATTTTGAGAGTTCCTGTTTGTTGTGATTCCGCTACGGTTAGACTGAACAGAGGTGATCATAGGGATAACGGGGTCTCCATCTTCCAGAACCTCCTTTTGGATACACTTTTTAAACTTGTCCACCATTTCCCCCACAACCTGCCACTCATTTTTGTTACCGGAGGACTCGTTGGATGTTTTAATATAATCAAAAGAGAAGACCATTCTATTTCCCCTCCCGACTGTAGAGTAGTAAAACCTTTTAAGGGTGTTTACCATAGTGTCAACATCCATGCCTCCAACGTTATAGTAGTAGAACTTGAGACCCTTGATCCTAGGCCAGACTGACCTAACTTTAGCCACCACATCTTCACCAGCTTGCCTCCACCTACCACTCTCCAAAAGGTGCATAGGGACACCTGAGTGTGCAGCGCACTGTCTCATAATAAGTTCCTCTTTGCTCATCTCCCCATTATCGAAATGGAGAACAGGGACATCATACTTGAGGGCAACCTTGGTAGCGTAATCCATACAGAACTGAGTCTTACCAACCCCAGACCTCGCCACAATAACAGTGATGTTTCCGGGCCTAAGGAGAGAGCCGTAAATATCGTTGACCTTCTCGTGTGGCCCCATCATACCAAACTCCTCGATAGGGTTATCTCCCCTCTCTTCGATAAGAGCTTCCATATCCTCATAGATATTGTCAGGAGTATTATCGCCAATCTCGAAAAGATTCACTTGGGCATTATATATATTGTCAGCCTCTTCTATGATCTTAGAGTAGGCTGCATCTGGTGACATAGACTTCATCTTTCTGCCTATCTCTTCGCAAGAGTTAAGCATTTGCCTTCGGACTGTGAACTTCTTTAGCTCCTTAGCAGTCTTCACAAGATTACCTTTTGGAACCTTTCGCATTGCTAAAGACTTTATGTAATCAGAAGGATTGAGGTTATCTCGGAACGACAGACCTATGTCGCTGACACGCTGAGCAATGATAATCTCATCTATCTCATCTCCGTTAGAGATAGCTTGTTGCACGACCCTGAACACAGCAGAGTGTAGAGATGTGTCTTCTGAGTAGAAGTCATCGTTGCCGATAAAGTCACTTATATCTATATAACTTTCAGGATCTTTCAAGAGTCCCGCCAACAGCTGTTTTTCTAGTTCGTAATTATAAATCATCTGTCAATCCTTGCATTTCTGTTGTTCCTTTAACCCAGTCTTCTAAAGCTTTCCTTAAACCCAATTCCATAACAGTGGAGTCAAATTTAGAGTAGATCATTGGACTACCATCTTCAGACGCCACCGCAAGTATAACACCTTTATACTTGTCTGAATCGCCAGACAAATCATAGATCTTAGACACTAACTGCTCTGGAATGGTGAATGGAAATTCTTCTTCGTTCATAAATATATACCCTGCTTCTCAAATAGGTCTTTATCCACAGTGTCCTCTGGGTAAATCTCTACCATTGTTATATCGTTCATTTCGCAGAAGTCGAGCTTTTTCTGATCTCTTCTTAACTGCTCCAAATACTTCAGCCTGTTCTTATGGAAATGTTTAACAAACTTAGTATGTTGCGCTCCCTGAACTTCTACAGCCACCCTTTTGTTGGCGTTGTAAAAGTCCAAGGAGAGCCTACTACCTACTATCCTAAACTCTTCGAATACAATATCGTTTCTCCAGAAAGGGAACAAGAAATCCTTTACCCTTTTTTGGAATTTACTCAAGCTTGAAGCCTCCCACTTTATATGGTACTTCTTAGGGTTCTTGAGATTTCTTAGTTTACCGTCTGTGGTATAGAACTTCATGAAAACTCCTGAATGGCATTCTTGAAATAACCAATAAGGAATTCACACAGACTTTCATTCTCCTCTATGAGTTTGAAGAGGTTGTTCTCCCCTTGCACTTTTTCAGGTAGACTGAAATCAGTTTCTGACAAGACCTCCTTGAAGTCTTCTGTAATACTTATCCACGAACCGCTCTTTTTTACAAACTCCCAAGCTGACAACAAGTCAACTACCTCTTTTTCAATCCATATAGATCTTCCACCCTCCTGCCCGTATCTGACGGGATAACTGATAGACATATTGGTCTTCTCGTTAGGCGACTTCTTCACAGTGACCTTGGCGAAATGTCCTATAGGTGGGTTTGTCTTTGGGTCTATCTTCTTAACAGAGGGATTTCTGAGGATCATGTCCCCATTATACCGAGGCTCAAACTGAATAATCCAGTTGGCGAAGTGGAGCAATGCATTTCCCCCTGTCGCAGTGGTTTGTCTAACCGGACCCTTGGCGTATGGGTCAAGTTTGATATCAGCCCTGACTTGGGAAATAAATATAGCCATATGCCCTCTTTTCTGCAAAGCAATGGACATCTTCTTCATAAATACCCCGGCTATTACAGCGCCCCCTGCCACCTTAGAAGAATCTTCGAAATTCTTATCCACATCGTTCTTTGGGATCAAACCGTCTACAGAGTCTAACACGAAGCAATACTTAGTCTTATCATCGTTAAACTGCACAAGCCTCCTCATCAGGTCCACTACAACCTCGTAGATGTTGGACTCAAATACAAAACAAGTGCCATCAACCCAGTCATCAGCATTAAAGACAAAATTGATGCCTGATCTTTTTCTCATCTCTGGAGAAAGCCTACCTTCAGCTTTAATGAACACCCCTCTAGCACCCGGCATCTTTAGGAAGTTTTTCATAACCTCTAACGACTCAGAAGTTTTCCCTCCCTCGTTCATGCCCACGAATCTGTGAAGTCCGGGTCCAAACCCACCATCAAGCTGCAAATCGAACTGAAGTGACCCACTAGAAACTTTGTAGTTAATTTCCTCTTCAAAGTTGTAGTGGTCGTCCTTTGTTTCCTTGAGGAAACCTTTCAGCATTGTATTTGGGTTCTGTTCTTTACTCATCTAAAAAATCTTTTAGGGTTTTTCTTTTTGGGGTAAAACTGATGTCCTGCCCCGACTTTTCACCCAGATCATAATCTGGATATCGGGAGTTGTCAACAACATAATTAAAAGCTCTAAACTTCCTGTCTAAAGTCTCCTTAAGCTTGGGGCTGACTAGATAAGCCAATGAGTAGAACTTCTTCTGAAAGTTTACTATGTTCATAAACTCCAAAGAATACCTCTCGCAAAGGGTGTTCAAGAACTTCATCTCCCTAGCATAAAATGGACGCTTCCCTTGGTCGGGAACGTCCACTAGTCTAATCAAGATGTTTCTCTTGCTTATCTTCTTAGGTTTGGCCATTCATGGCCAAGTTAACCCTTGTTCATGTCATGGTCAACCATTTTTCTTACAAGTCCTACAAAGTCCGTCTTGGGCTTCCACCCAAGGTTCCTGCGAGCTTCCGAAGAGTCCCCCCACAACAATTCTACTTCGGCTGGTCTGTAGAACTCTGGATTCACACACATTAACACTTTTCCTTCGTGTGTGTACTTCTCATCCACGCCTTTCCCCACCCATTCGCACTTCTCCAACGCAAAACCCGCAAAGTTAAAAGCTTGTTCCACAAACTCTCTAATGGTGTGGGTGTTATTGGAGGATAGGACATACTCCCTAGGTTCCTCTTGGTTCAACATCAACCAAACACCTTCCACAAAATCTTCGGCGTCACTCCAATCCCTTTTCGCATCAACGTTACCTAACTCAAGGGGCTTAAAACCGTCTGACACATATTCGTTTTTAATACGGGCCACATTCTTGGTAATTTTACGAGTAACAAACTCCTCTCCACGGCGAGTTCCTTCATGGTTAAATAACCAGCCTTGGATAGCAAATAGATCGTAGGAGTCTCTCCACACCTTAACCATGTGCCTCGCACTAGCCTTAGAAACCCCATACGGGCTTCTTGGACGTATGGGGTGAAGCTCTGACTGAGGAGAATACAAAACATCTCCAAACTCCTCTGAAGAGCCAGCATTGTAATATCTACAGTCTGGGCAGTGCTTACGAATAGCCTCAAGCTGATACAGAACAGCCATTGCATTAGTCTCCATGTGGTTAACTGGCATCTTCCAGCTCACACCAACAAAAGAATTAGCAGCAAAATTGATAAAGTAATCAGGCTTCTCTTCTGAAATAACTAGCTCAGTATTAGCTTGATCGGCGACATCAAGGTCTATCAACCTAAATCTAGGGTGATCTAGAAGATGCTGGATGTTAACGTGGTTCTTGACACTCAACCTGCGAACACCAGCTATAATAGCATGTTCTGTATTCTCCAAGAGGTAGTCAGCCATAAAGCTTCCGTCTTGACCTGTAACTCCTGTAATGATTATTTTTTTCATCTAAATTTGCCTTTTGTTAATATAATGATCAGAAGGGTGGTATATTTCAAGGTGTTTATCGCAAAATATTTTACCGCCTTTATTTTTTGTATTTTTACAAAAATCTCTAAATGCATCAGTCCCAAAGTGGTCTTTAGAAATAAAGCTATTTTTTGCTAATACACAAGAGCCGACAGATTTCATGTCTAGATATCTGTAATTACTTAATATATAATTTATATTAAATGGGTAAGCATTTCTCCAGACAGTTTCATTTTCACAAACAAAACCCCAAGTGTCGTAAAAAAATGATTTGCGGGATGTATTGCTCCAAATGATAGGGGCCACTATAGCAGAAGATTCTTCGACCTTAAGTTTTTTGTACAATTCGAAAACTAAATCATCTCTTTCTATTATCAGATCGGACTCTATCCATAAAGTATAATCAGATTCATTTTCCAAAGACTTATTTAGTAGACTGTTCGCTACTCCAGCTATGTTGTTAACTCTTTTATATGTAGATTCAACCTCAGAACTGCTAGATTGAGTATCAAAAATATGTATTTTATGATCATTTTTCTGATACCGTTCCAAAACTTTCCTAGTATCGTCCTTAGAATCTTTTTCTCCAGCAAAAGTGTTAAAACCTTGAAAAGTCGGTATTTGTTTTTTTAAAAAGGCTTCTTGTTTGTAGATCTGATTGAAGTATCTATCAACCTGTTTAATATCGTGACCATACCAATGCTGGGAATCCCTAAATAGAGAGCATACATTAATTTTCATATTTTTTTTCCATGAACATATTTATTTTGTCTTGGCTAACTATATTGAAATCGTAATTTTTATAAAGTTTTATTGCAACCTCGTTTTCTTTTTTGACGGAGAGTTTTAAGTCTAATTTTTTTTTATTAGCTGAATCAATCAAAAAATCCATTATTTTTTTACCGTAACCCTTTCCAACTTCCGAACCTACGACACAAACACCCAACCAAACAGTATCACCATCCTTATCTAAATGACCATAAGCTATTGGATTGTTTTTTACACAACCCAAAACTGTGAGTATGTGGTTATCCAACACATCGAAACTCCTTGATCTAAAATAAGTGAAAGTGTCGGATGAGCTTCCAAGATTACTTGTAAAAGTTTTTAAATCTTCGTTTTCTTTCCTTATCTTTCTGATAATCATTTCCATGGATTAATTCACAGCAGATTTTTTTACCAATTCACATATTCTCTCAATCTGACCATCGTTTAATTCGGGGTATGATGGAAGCATTAGTACTTTAGAACTTAAATCATTAGCAGCACTATAAATTTCATCAGAAAGGTAAGGTTTCATTGAGTTTACTGGGTAGAACATTGGTCTTGTATCTACTCCATTTTCATTCAAAAGTCTTTTGATATTCTCCTTCCTGTTGGAGTATACAGCGAACATCCAGTTGGCGTGTTTTGAACCTTCGGTTGTTTTTTGGATTCTAAATCCATCCTTACTAATTATAGATTCTAGGTTTTTTTTGTAACAATCAAAAACTCTTTGTTTTTCGAACATGATATCTTCAATCCTCAGCATTTGGCTATAGCCTAAAGCCGCTTGTATATTGGTCATTCTGTAGTTATAACCAACATCCCCATGGATATACGTAGAGTCTTGAGCTTGTCCTCTTAAATATTTAGCTCTTATATATATATCTTCGTCATCCGTTGTTAACATCCCGCCTTCCCCTGTGGTAATATTTTTGTTCCCAAAGAAACTAAATGCCGAACAATCCCCTAGTGCGCCAGTTTTTTTAGAATTTAAATATGCTCCAATAGACTCACAAGCATCTTCTATGCACAAGATATTGTTTTTCTTGCACCAGTCGTAGATCTCTTGACTACAAGGGTTACCAAGCATATGAACCAAAAATACAGCTTTTGTTTTCTTTGTGACTTTGTTTTTTATCTCTTCTAAAGAAATATTCCAAGTGTATTTATCTACATCTGCTAAAACAACATTTGCTCCACAATATTTAACAGAGTTAGGACAAGCTATAAAAGTAGAAGAAGGTACTATAACTTCATCATCACTAGTCACACCACTAGAAAGTAGCGCTAAGTGGCATGCAGAAGTACCATTATTTGTGCTTACTGCGTATCTACTACCTATAAACTCACAAAATTTACTCTCAAATAAATCTATATACTTCCCTATGGAAGAAACCCAACCAGAATTTATAGCGTCTTTAACAAAAACTTTATCTTCTTCTGTTATCCAAGGTTTGTAAATAGGTATAAAATTATCCATGCTAACGCATGATTATACCTCAAAGCTCCTCTTCTTCAACCACTAACTTCACCTCAGTGAGGTATGGATAAGCGTTTAGGAGATCTTGTTGCTCAGCGAAACCTTCGTCATCCCAAGTCCACTCACTGTAAACTTCGTCTTCGTCCCAAGCTAGCACTTCGTTAGAGACCATCTTGCTGACGGGTTTTTTAGACCAGAACTTACAGCTCCAAT